GATAATCCAGGAACATTTTACAACTACAAAACTGATGAATACTACAAGCAAATCGGAGACAAGTCAGAAAAGTATGAACTTGAATGGATGAAACCTTTAATACAAAATCCTCAGTTCACTAAAGAAAAAATTAAAGCTATGCAAGAATCTGGACTAAAAGGCAAAGAGCTTGCAGCTGAATTTTTTAAAGATATGGCTCCTGAGTAACATATCTCAGTAATCTTTTGTTTAAAAGAGGGGACTGGTCTTCTCTATAAAAAAACATATCGTCTTTCATTTTATGGTCTGGCTCTTTAGGCATTTTTAGAGCGTCATGTCTATTTTGAAAATACTCATTGTCAACAATAAACTGAGTAAATAAATCTTTCTCTATATACTTAACCATATCTATAGATCCTTGATACGACCACCTCTCACCGTTTGTAACTGGCTCGACTCCGTGAACAATTTGAACATTATGCAATATCATGTCACCAACAGATGGCTTGTACTTAAAGTTGTATTCTGGATAAGAGATGCTTCCACCATCAAAGTCTTCTGAAAAGTAAATTACAAATGACACGAATGAAGTATTAATTTTTTCAAGGCTTTCATTAAACTGTATTTGTGATGATTCCATATACTTATTTAAATAATTATATATATCTATGTGAAACTTATCAGAGTCGCCATCTGATCTTAAAACAAGCTTGTCCCAACCTCCATTAATATTACACTCCTTTATATTGTCCTGACTCTCAAAATCAAGCAGGCTCAGAAGCCTATCCTTATATTTTATTAGTAGGCTGCTTTTATATTGTTTACCTTCAGCATCTACATCTTTTTTTGCATCTTCGACTAAATCGTAGCATTCCTCTTTAGATAAAAAGTTTTTACATATATATATCTCATCATGAATTTTTTTAAATCGATTATTGGAAAGCAATTGATTATTTAAATATAATAGATCCTGATCAATATTAATCATATTAGATTAGTCCTAAAGTGCGTCGAAAAGTGAGCCGAAAAATAGAGACCTCTATATTAAAGGTTGACATATTTTCCCATGTGAGTAAAATCGTGAGGAAGCTTTTCATTTAGGCATTGAGAACATAGCCACTTAATACTTTCTAACTGAACTCCACCTCTTATAGAACAAAATCTAGATTCGCATTTATGAGGGTCATTTAAATCTTTGGCGCTTTCTAGCTTAATGGTTAATTTGACATATGCGTCTTCATCGCAGTATTCGCATTTTCCTTCTTCTTTATTCAAGCCAGTTAGGATATTGTACTTACTCATTTTCGATTATTTTCCTCATCATCTCAATGTAAGCTAGAGTTTCTTCCTCAGTAGCCCTATTAACAATATATTCTTCTACTGGCAAGCCAGCCCATAGAATAAAAAGGAGGGCGGAAAGAGGAACATCGTAAGCTATCATATAAGTATTATACTCCTAATACGTTCAACATGTTTCACGTGAAACCAAGTAGGCCCATTGGGATTTGAACCCAAAGTCGCTTGTATATAAGACAAGTGCTTTAACCAGATTAAGCTATAGGCCCTTATGTTAGCCTATTATCTGATATATAATGCCAAGGATGAAAGTCATTACTGTGACTATAACAATGGCATATAGAGTCTTAATTTTTGTAGTCTCCCCGTTTTTTTATTTCTTCTAATCTCAACTGACTATAAATCTTATAATCA